ATCAAAGATAGCTTCCCAACCTGCTCTATCTGTAGGTGGTACTTCTCCGTCTAACATCTTGTGACCGTATCCACCTGTTAGGTGTCCTTCGGTACACTTATATGTATCTTCTCTATATCCTTCTTCAGATTTAACGTGTGCTTTAGTTATCTCTTCGTGGTATTCTTCCCATTGTGGTTTCATTATGTATTCCTCATCATTACAAATCTAATTACTTTAATAAGTAGCTTAGAATATTCTTGGTTTTCACTATATGGTTTTAAAGAATTAGCTAACTCTATATAGTCTCCGCCATTCTTTAATAACTCTCTAAATTCCTTGTAGTGGTGCGAATTAGAAAGTAGAAAAATGTAATCATTTACTGAGTCACATTTTGTCTTATATTTCTTTACACCCCACCTAACGTCAGGGTTGTCTTTAGGCTTCATGTGTGGAACAGACAAATCAAATGTTCTCATTCCAAATAAAGCGTTGCCTTCTGTAGCAAATCTACTCCTACCCCAGTTGCTTTCGATTATAGCTTGAGCAATCACTAGGTCTGTAGGTACAATAGCCTCTGAGGGCTTTGTATGGGCTTTTAAACACCCTTTTACAGACAAGATAAACTCGTCTTGGTATTCACTTGCTTCAACTTTTGATACTATACAACTTACTAATATATATGCAAAAAAGAACATATATATCAATGGCTTGATTTTTACATCTTTCATTGAGTCCTTTCATGTTGTCTACTATGGGTACTAAATAAACCTATCCTTTGTAGGTGGTTTCCCTATGGTATGCTCCATAAAACGCTCAAGTTGTTTATCCAATAATTCTTCCTTATGTGCATTATAAGATAATGTTTGGTCTCTATCCATTCTTTCAACCCATGCGTTAGCCGCAATAGCCAGTGCGTCTATCTGGTCATCATGTCTTAAAGCTCCTTTATCTCTTGTTATTCTAGTCAGTTGTCTAAATAACTGGTGGTCAGGGTCTAGCCTAAAGTCATCTTTAATAAACTTTTCGTCTATCACTAACCTATGAGTATTCATTATAGGCTCTAAGGTATCTATAATTCTTTTTTCTTTTTGTATACTGTGTCTTACTTCTTCTATTTCACATGGGTGTATCTTAGCCATAACAGGTTTTAATAACGCTGTAGCCATACCGTCACCAAAGTTAGACTCTATAGTTACATAGTTTACGTCTTGAACTTTTGCAATTTCTGATAATTGTCTAAGCGTTTCATCACTATAACCACCGTCTAAAGAACCAATAGCAGTTAAATATAAAACACCATGTAGCATTTTAAGAACAGCGTAAGCTGTTTTATCAGCACCACGACCACTAGGGTCTATTGACATTATAGTGCCTTCAAATTTTGTGAACTCGTCAGACATATATAAAGGTGCACAATAATAATCACCTTTAAGTCCGACATTAGGTAACTCTGGGTCTAATGCTCTTATTTGGTCTTGTCCTGAAGCCCATTGTATTTTAGCAGGAGCTTCTTTCCAAGTAGAACAACCAGATACCACAATCAAATCATTAAGTTTTAGTGGATACCTATTTGCGTCAGACATAGTAGTGTCTAACATAAACTGTAAGTTAAACCCTGAGCGACCATAAGAACTCAATCGTTCCATGAGGTCTATCTCATTAAATCTTTCTGGGTCTGTAGGTTTACCTTCTTTATCAGTAACCTTACCTATTATCTCAGCCAGTTTATTGCCATATCCTATAGTTTGTTGTTTATTAGGATATAAAGCTGTCCATATTTTAGTTTTAAAACCACGTTCATCAAGGTCATTATACAATGACATTTCAGTTTGTGGTGTACCTAAGAAGACAACACGTCCTACTTTAGGTTTTATAATAGCGTCAAATTCTTTTACGGTTTCACTAAGTCTGTCTCTCATTAATTGTGTCTGAGAGTTATTAGCTGATTCTACGTCATCAGCAATAATTAAGTCTGCACGACTACCTGTTAGCTGTCCTGTAATACCCATTGATTTAACACTGGGTGCGTGTGACGCTAGAGCAGGTGCAACGTCAAAGCTAACCTTTGAATGACGTTGATTGTCTCTGGGTTGTAAATGCTGTAAGAGTGGCATTTCAGCAATAAGTCTCTGTGTAAATGTACTAAAATCGTCTGCCCTGCTCTTACTCGCTGATACAACTAATATATTCCTTTGTGGGTTTAAAAGTAATTGGTGACATACAAAAGCGGAAGTAATCCAAGATTTGCCTACGCCTCTGAACGCCTGTATAACCAGACGCTTCTCGTCTGATTGTAAATAGTCTGCAATATCGTATTGAACCTTTGTTGGTTCTGGTAAATTTAAGTGTTGCCAACAGAGATACAAAAAGTTTTTAAAATTATGTAATCGTTTATCCATTTGTATCGAATGGCACACTATCTAAAATGTTATCAGGTTTTTTGTTAAGTGCGTCTGTACTGTATGCTTTACACACATCTAAACATACTTTCATTTCTGAAGCAGTTAAGTCTTCACCTGATTTTAATTTTTTGTATGCTTGTTTAACTAAGAGTTTAGGTAATTCATCTAATATAGTTTCTATATTATCTGCCTTGTCCTCTGTATTTTTTTGCTCCACCTTGTCGTCTCCTGTTTTTATTCATAGTAGAAGTTATTGGTCTACGACCTATGGACGTCCCTTTGTATGTTTTTTCGTAAAGTACAACAGCACCAAATTTCGGTGCTTTCGCCATTAGATTGCGATTAAGATTGCTGAGTAAATGATAAATGCAATAACTTTATATTTGTTCTGCTTCATCTGAAACATCAACTCATTTTTCCAGTCACTCGGTGTTTTTCCGTATATTATCATGTTATTTCCTTTATTATTTTAAAATTAACTTTTTAATGTGTTTTTTATCTAAGTATATTTCAATTTCTGCCTCAGATTTTAAACACTCATATCTTACGTTACTGCCACTTTTTAACTGCCTCATGGCAACTCTTTTGCCTTTTAGACAGTCTGACATGGAAGGCTGTATTCTATGCTCTTGTATTTCATTGTTTACTATCATAAGTAACGCTATAACAGTTTCAATCATTGGTAACTTCCCTTTCCATTTTCTCTAACTTTGTCTTTTAATTTTTCAATATCTTCTAATGCCTTTTTTAATTGTTCTTGTGTAAATTCTATATTGACTTTATTAGTCATATTTTGTTCTTGTGTATTTTGTAGTTTTTCTACGTCCTTAAATAATGATTCCAATAAAAGAAATTGCTCTTGGTCTGTAGTGGTCTGTTCACTTTTTTTGAGAAGGTCAGCGTTCATTAATTCTCTTGAGGTTTCAAGTGAAGTGAGTCTAGCTGTAATATTTGACCAAGCGAGAACACCCATAGCTACTGCTATTATTATACCAACCATATTTTTAATTGGCATTGCTACGTTAGTGTTTTCGTTTAATTTCATTATTTCCTCTTCATTAAGTCAACACCCTTGAGTCCATAAATCGAACCCACTACACCTATAAAAAGTCCTTGATACCAAAACGGCATGTTGCCGAAGTAGTCAAAGAACACGTCTAGTTTAGCACGAATGTTAGGGTCGTCAGAGATAACAGAATAACCCAGTAGCAAAATAGGAATGGATATAAGAACCAAGACGAACTCGTCTTTCCAACCATTATCGTTACTTGCAATAATAGCTTTCTTATATTCAACTTCACCGTTTACCATTCTTTCTACATGATTTCTTTCAGCTTTAGCTTCAAGTTGTTTTGTTTCTCTTTTTGTTTGATATATGTCAGCCGCAGTTTTTACACCGAAACTGAGCAGTTTAAATATTGGTAGTCCCATTGTCCCTCACACATTGTAAATAAATTGATACTCTTCTTTGTTTGAAATCTTCGTCTATATAGTCTGATATTTCTTTTACAGATTGATTACAGGCTTGGATTGTTGCAATAGGTTGTGTCATTGGTATCCAACCTTGCATACATAAATTTTGTTCACCTATGCCAACCGAAAGAAAACATACGGTTGCTAGTATTTTAAACATTATACTATAAACTCTCTAACAACTAATAATAGTTGTCCAAACACCATGATACCTACAGTCCACATTACTTTGTTAAGTGTATTTACCTTAGCTTCTAAATGCCATAAATGATTGTTTTTAATTGTATCTAGCGACTGATTAATAAGTTTAATATCACCTTTAATCTTTTCTATTTCTAAATTTAATTCGTTTGTATCTTTCATATTAATAAACTATTACTACTCTACCATGTCCACCTGCTGTGCCAGATGAGCCAGTGGCATTTCTTCCTGCACCACCTGCCGCCGCACCACTTCCATATTGTGCATGTGATGTTTCAGGAGCAGTTGAATTACTGCCTGATGTATATGTAGTGTTTGAACAGTAAGTTGCGTTGCAGTATGATGAACCACCTGCACCAGATTGTCCATTTGTATATCGGTTACCGCCGTCTCCGCCGCCACCGCCATAGTAGCCGCCACCGCCGCCACCACCTGCACCATATCCTACATCAACAGAAGTGTCACCACCTCTAGCCATTCCACCAATACCTGCTGAACCGTCAGTAGGTGCGTTTCCACCTGCACCAATACCAGAACCTTTACTTCCACCTGCCGATTGTGTTCCGCCTGTTGGAACTGTTCCAGAACCACTACCACTTCCGCCTGTAGTATGACCACCAACACCACCAATTTTAGCGACTTCGCTAGATTCGTATAGGGCGTTACCGCCACCACCACCACCTGCAACCACAATTCTAGTTCCGTTTGGTGTATTACCTACAGTGCCAATATTTATTTCTGAACGACCACCACCAGAACCACCTACACGTTGTGATAATTTAGCACCACCATTACCACCACCACCAAAGGAGTTAATTGCTGTTGATTCGGTAGATTCATTAGATTGACCTACTAATATTCCAAATTGTTGTTGGTTAGTATAATTAGATACAGTAGTTGTAACAAAAGCACCTGCTCCACCTGCTCCACCTGCTCCGCTACCTTGTGATGAACCACCAGAGCCACCTGCACCCCACATATACACGATAAATGAGCTAACACCTGAAGGTGGTGTAAATGTTTGACTGCCGCCAGTATAAGAAAATGTTGTGACAGTTGCGTCTGTTATAACAATAGAAAATTGTCTATCAGCAGTTTTACCATTTGCTGTTGCTCTTAAAGTAAAAGTATAAGTTGTATCAGAAGAAACTCCTGTTGGTGTTCCTGTGATTGCACCAGTAGAAGAATTTAAACTTAACCCTGCACCAGATAAAACTGATGTTGTTTCTGAATAAGAAATTGTATCACTTTCTGGGTCTGTTGCTGATACTGTTACTGAAACATCAGTTAAATCATTTCCAGTATAAATTGTTCCACTTGCAGTTTGCCAAGCAGGAGAGTTATCTACATTAATTTGGTCTGCTAGTATAGATGATAAACCTGAAGTATTTGTAACTTTTACACCATAAGGTTCTTGTGCATTTAAAAAACTTGATTTAGGTGCAACTGCTGTAATTTGTGTTTCGCTGTCTACTGTTACACTTGAAGCATTAAAATCTGTTCCTGTTTTTCCAACAAACGTCACTGTAGCACCAGAGGCAAAACTAGACCCAGTTATGACAATAGTTTGATTTCCACCTGCTTGACTATCAACCTCTGTGTCATCAATATTTGTAACAGTTGGTGGGCTATCAATAGGTTTAAAACTTGTGCCAGTATAGTATTCAGCTAATCCAGTTGTAGAATTAAATCTAATTTGACCTGTAGTAGAGCCACGTTGTGCTGTAGTACCTGAAGCTACTTTAGTACCTTCTGTACCAGTATCGACTATATTTTCAAATTTAAAGTCGGCTATGTCTCTAGCTTTTGTCATTTAGTTTTTCTCCTACGTCTTAATTATTATTTATTATAAAACTATTGTGTTAGCTTCAGCTTCAGTTAATGCTTCACCTGAAATTAGTTTTGCTTTAGCACTAGCTTTTAAATCTACTTTAGCTTGGTCTTCAGCGTCTAATTCTGCTTTTTTAGCTTGGACATCTTCCCAACTAGGGGGTGTATCAGCCCATGTACTTCCAACACCACCACCACAAGCATTTTGTAATGCGTTTACTTCTTCTTGATTAGTTGGAAATGTATCGAGCATAGCACCTTGATAACCTGCAAAACTTGCTAATGCTTTAGACATGTTTTTATTTTCTTCAAAACTTTCATTACTCATATTATTTTATCTCCTTATTAGTTTTTAAACTCTGTTATTTGTAAAGTTGATGTTTGACCACTCCAAGGAGAAGCACCACCAATTCTGCCGTCATTAGAAGAATTTGGATTAATATAATCCTCATGTCCATTAGCCCCAAAAGCTCTATAGTAAATAGAAAATGTTTCTG